ATGAATATCCTGTTCCACCAGCATTTAGTACAACAGAAACGTTGTTACCATTTAGAACAACAAGTCTAGCATTTGCACCAGTTGTATTAGCACCAGTGAAAGTTAAGAATGTATTTGCGTATGTATATTTTGGATCGGTATTGGCAGAAACAGAAAGAGCAGATACATATCCAATTCCTTGGAAGATCTTTACCCAACCTTGATGTGTAACAACCTTCCCATTTGAGAAAGTTGCGTTTGCTAATCTAGCAGCATCCACTAGAAAAACATTTGTATTTCCTGGAAAGTTTGTTGTTAAATATTTTGGTATATTATTAGCGTAATCGTTAATTCCCCATGACATGATAGTATTCCTATTGAAGTTAATGAATATTTATTACTGTATTTATAATATTTTTAATTTATAATTTTTGATATGGAATTTGTAAATGATCGCTTTTTGGTTTTTCATTACTAGCTACATTTTTAGTTTCCAACTCAGAAGTTTCAATAGGATTTCTTGGTTGTCCTGTCATAGTCCTATTTTTTCTGACAGTGTTCATAACTTTTTCCGTCTTTTTATCCATTTTAGTTCCTTAGTATACTTTGTATGTTTTTCTGTGATATTTCATTCCAGTTGAACCAGGAACTCTCTTTAGAAACATCATTTTTCCAGTTCCCAATGCTCTCGCTCTTCTTTTCTTTGCCGTTACACCATATAGGATGTTACTTTCTCCGGAAGTAACCATTCCACCAGTATTGATGGTTTGGAGAGTTCTGTTTCTCATGACTTCTTGTCTTTCTGCTTTAGATTTATACGATCCTCTTTTTCCAAATTGATGTGCCTTCTTTGCCATAAAATCAATTTGTTTAATTTTTTCCATAAGAGATATAAAACTAACAACTTCTTCTTCTGTAATTAAGTTGTCTGTGGAATCGTCTAGATAAAATTCTTTTAGAAATAATTCAATATTATTATAAATCAATAATTCATCAACATTTGCTTCATCGGCAATTCTTTTGATCTTTAGTAACTTTTTAAACATTTGATAACGCTTTGATCTTGCCCATTTATATAATTGCTTTCTTGTTAAATGAGTATAATCCAATCCAATAGATGTGATAAATCTTCTCAATGGAGTTAATCTTGCCTCAAAAAGATATTCATCTTTAAAATATGAGGAGAGGATCTTTTCTTTTAATGATCTCATTGAATTTCCTTTGAATATTTCTGCTTTGCCAATTTTTTAATTATTTTTACTTTTTTATTATCTACTTTTACTGGCTCTGTTGGATATTCAGTTCTTTCATTTCCTCTCTCTGGAGAAGTAAACATTGGAAGACTAACATCAATATCCGCAGCATATGTTTCCGAATACATAGGACCAACTGTGGATGTTGATGAATATCCAATACCAGATCCTCTAGTATCAAATCCTTGGGAAATGCTATCTGTTGGTATTTTATTCAAAACTCCAGGCGTAACACCTAAAAGTTTCTTCTTAATTGAAAATTTCTTAGTTACTTTTTTATCATGCTTTTCAAATATTTTTAAAAAATCACCATTTAGAAATATATTACAAAATTCTTTTATTGAATTTAATTGTTCCCCATCTTCCAAAATGGAACTGTTGTCATATAAAATAAAATGCTCAAACAATTGATCAAAGAAAGGAATATTATGTTTTGAAATTGTTAATTTTTCTTTTCTAGAATCTTCAGAAAAACTTCTCTTTGACAATCTATTTTTACTAACGGTGTCGGAAACATCAACAAAAATCATAGCAGTAGAATATCCAAAATTTTCCAATAATCCTTTAACCTTTTCAATATTATTGAATCTATAGGCATTTGTGGAAATTATAATTCCTTCTTTTTTCATGATGGAATATTTCTTATCATTTTCTGAAATTGGATTATTAAATACAGATTCTACCTGTTCAATAGTAAATTCTTTTATACCATAATTATTAACGATATCTTTTAACATGATATCTTTCCCAGATCCTGGACCACCAACTAAAAAAATTGCCTTATTATTCATTAGTTTAAAATATTCCTTATTCTTAATAGCATTGATTCTTTAATGCCAGCTGTTCTATCCTTGATTTTTTTCATTAGGTTGGAAGCATCTTTATGAGAAAAATCTGGATGTAGTAATTTTTTGAATTTTTCAACGTGTTCTGGATTAGTATGATCCAATTCTGTGGCAGTCCTCCTCATCACCGAACCGGAAGTTTTACCTCTTGGATTTTCAACAAATTTTGCTGATTCATAATCCATTCTTAAATCACCACCACGTTTATTTCCATTCTCATCAACAGATTCTGGAAATCTGGTTTTATTATACTTATCTATTAATCCCTTATATTGTTCTAATGATCCACCTGCTGCCGATTTCTTTTGAATTCCTTCATCACCAGAACCAGCAACAACTGTGATATTAACTTTTCTTCCAGGTTTATTTATAGAATGCCAAGTGTGGATTAATGCTTTTTGCGGATTCTTTGTATGTCTTTCCGTTCCAGCAATAAAAGAATCGGAATGTTCTGGATATAATTTTTTTAGTTGTGTGATTTTTTCATCAACTGTTAATGGATCTTTTGATGTAGTCTTTTCTTTGGATTCTGGACCCATAACGTAAACTCTATGAGAATCTGCCTTAGTCCCAAAAACTCTGGATAATAATTTATGATGTTCTTCTGTAGGTCCGGTAAATCTACCAGCAGCAAAAACTACATGGTGAGAATCGCCATGATCTTCTTTTATTGGATTGTTTTCAGTATCTGAAGATGGAATAAGTTTTGCTCCTCGCTTGAACTTCTTTCCTTCTGGATCATAATATTCTTTCTTTTGTTGCTCTGTTTTTTCTTTTCTAGCAGTCGCTTCCCCAGGAAAATGCTTCGCCATTTCATTATAGGCAGTTTCTTTTATTTTTTTATCTTGCTTTGGATCAATGCTAGTTTCTTGGGCAGAAGGATGCCACAATTTATTAGCAAAAGAATCAAAAATCTTTTGATGGTGTTCTTGTGGTATATGCTGTTTAATATGACTAACAACTCCCCCAAAAGAATGGATATCATGAACATCTTGTTCAGATGGATTTCTTTTAAACATTGTTTTATAAATTGTTGGAAGGTGTTTTGTATATTCGGCTCCCTTAGAAGGTTGCTCTTGAACAACTGGTTTATCGCCTTTTTCACCAACTTTTTTCCACTTTTCTCTCAATCCTTTATCAACAGAAAAACTATGTGGGGAATATGTACCCTCTTCTTGAACTTCTGATCTTGCTTTTCCTCTACCAACCATCTTGGAAATGATCCCTGGTTTAGACTGTGCTGCCAATGCTGATTGGAGTAAATATTTGTGATGAACACCTTTCAATCCCTGTTCTAGATCATTAATATGACTATTATGAGCAAATTTTTCAAATTGGGTTGGTTCTTGAGTTTTCTTATCATATTCTACTGGCTCAAAATCAACTTGGTGATGTAGTCCAGTATCTTGATGTTTAACAATAGCATGAACCTGACTTCCAGTACCATTAACATGGACAACAGTAAATTTTCCATGTTTTTGTCCAGGTTGTAGATAATTTTTTAGTTTTTCTTTATGTTCTTCTGGAATCTGGACATCATAATCTCCCATAGTTGACTTTGCTTTCGTAAACCTTTCTGTAGAAACTTTTGGATCATTATAAACTTCGGCAGACCCAGAAGCAAATGTATTCTTTTTTAAAGCATTTCCAAACAAATTATGTCCATGTTGTTGATGAAATCCTTTATCAATGGAATGGAACATCTCTTTAAAATGATTCCCTTCAACATCCCTTCTACTGGACTGGATAGAATCGGAAACTCTGTTTCCTTGTTCCGGTTTATTTGGATCTGTGAATGGGAGATTTCCTCCTTCCATTAAGAATTTCTTAAAACTTAGCATAATTATTCCTTTATTTTTTCTGATCTGCTTTAAAACTTTTAAATGAATCGGATTGGACTTTAAATGGGAAATTTCCTTTTGGATGAAATACATGACCTTCAGATTCTCCAGAGACTTCCCAAGGTCTTGAACCTATTGATTTTGAATGTGTTTTTAATTTATTCTCTAAAGAATTTCTAATAACATTCAATTTTGCGTGTTCTACCTCTTTTGCTTCTTTATCTGCCAATTTTCTTGATTTTAACAATTCTGGATTAATTTCGCCATGTAATTTTCTTTCAATAGAAGTATCAATATTGAATTTATTACCTTCGGACTTATCATGATCAAATGTTACATGAGAATCCCCAAGAGAAGCAATATGATTTGGATTATGTGTAGAATTTTCTGGAAGTTTATGGTGCATAATAAACATTCCAGTGTTACCCATTGCTTTGGGATTATATGATGTTCCTACAAATTTGATTCCTTTATCGGTCTTCTCTCCTAAACCTTTAAGAAAGAATTCACCCTTAACTGTAGAAGGTTTCCCTTCTTCATGTCTGGATTTTAGATAAGAAACTAATTTTGGATTATTTTGTAATTTGTGATGCATCGCATCATATTGAGAAGAAACGGAAGTGTCGGCATCTTCGCCCCTTTTGTTTCTTGTATATGCAGAATATTCTCCAGAATTTCTTACTTTATCTGAACGAGCAGAACGGGTATAGAATCCATGTTCATCATACCCAACCTCTCCAGCAGCTCCATCTGTTTTTGGGGTGGTTGTTCCTTGTAAAGAATCGCCTTTAAGTAAATCTCCCAGTCTTTCGTGAGATAATTTACTTAAATGCTCAAGTCCTTGTCTAAGTTTTTGTTCTTGAAGAAAATTTTTAAAAGATAACACAAAATACCCTAATATTAAATATTGTTTAGAGTATTTATATAAGTTCAATCTTCCAACAACTCACCATTAGCGGCGATCAATCCTTCACAATGAACTTTTTCAAATTCAACCAGATGTTTTTTATCAATATTAAGGAAATGAGAGTGTTCCGTATCCAATCCCATATCCAGAGATTTAAAATTATTAATCAAAACATTGATATATTCATCAATCAAAGATGGACAAAATGAGAATAATCTAGTAACCAATAAATCTGTAGCACCAGTCAATTTCTGATCATTTTCACTCAACCAAGAAGGAATTCTTTTTCTAAAAACATACTTGCCATATAAATTATCATATGCACTAATATCAAAAGAATCTTGTAATTTATATCTTCCACTAATCTTAAATAATCTTTTTGTTGAATGAATCAACTTCATTAAGTTGGGATTTTGTTTTAATTGTTGTAAAACATTGAGAAGCAATAATGTTTCGGCATGACTTTTCATCCCAGATTTACAGAGATTGTTTAAATTTTCATCAAAACTCAAGTCCAAAAAACCAGAAATTTTATTTTGAAATTTTTCCAATTCATTTTTTTCCAGAGGGATTACGGAACAGTCACATAATATAATAGTAGCATCTGGAACTTTTTTTAAAATACTATTAAAAGTTTCTATTGTTTGTTCTAAACGTTGATTGGCAGAAAAAACTCCAATTGTTGGTTTTATACATGATGTCACCAAAAAAACATTTTTATTTGGAAATATCATAGAAAGTCTCCCAAAGTATCGGAGTCTCTAAAAATATTAATTGCCTCTGCTCTTGGATATGGATTGGCATGGTTATAATCATTAATCAAAATTCTTCTTGAATTTTGTAATCCATAGATAACTTGAAAATTATCAAATCCTAATGATCTAATCATTCTTTCAGTATCTTCTTTAGCGAATTCCATTCTAGCAGTAGTAAATATAAATTGTGCGCCTTTATGATACCAATCCAAAAGAACTTCAACATTTTTTTCTAGAACTACTGGAGGTTGTCCATGATCCTTATGCCCTTGCGCTTTAACGATAGTTCCATCAATATCACAAAAGAATACTGGTTTATCATTATACTCAAACCAATCTTCGGCAGTACCAACATCAGTATAATTTTCAACTTTCTTTTCTAAGAAAATTTCTCCATTTTGAATACAATGTTGGATCACATGAGAAACGAAGAATTCTGAATCTACAGAAATATTCTCAAACGCATCACAAAATAGTTTCGCGGATCTAAAAGCATATCCCCCAACACAAAAAGTATCGGAAACAACATTCTTTTCAACAACACTCTTAACAATTCCCTGATCATTAGAAATTGTAAAACTCTTTGAATGAAGTTTCTTTAATACATCATGATCAGAAATTTTAGAAACACAAACATAATTATCTTCCGAAATATCATGATCAAAAAAACTATCACAATCTTTAATTAGAATTGGTGAAGTTGGATCAATATTTGCTTGCTTTATAATTCTATATACAGTTTCTGCTGGTCCTTTTGTTAAGGAGTCAATAACGACAATATTAACAAGATCTCCAAGATAAGATCTAATATGTTTTATAACATCGTATTGATCTTGATGTTCTTTAAGAACTCCAATGGTAATATTATGTTTATGTAGGTATGGGTTAATTGCTGACTCCAACATAATACTCTTTTCATATGTTGCCAGAGTATACTTTGGACGCATATTGGCAAATCTTGAAGATAATCCAGCAGCGGGTACTATAATTTCCATAATTTATTAATCTCTTTCAATAAGAATTGTTGCTCAAAAGAATTTTCTTTTGCGTGTTTGTATACTCTCAAAAGCATCAATATTAAAATATAATCATCATTTGCTTCTGGGTACATATCTAGAATTTGTTTTTCAATAGCATTTAATTTAATATCTAAAGATAAAGAGTCTAATCGCAAAAACCATTTACATTTTAAATCTTGTCTTAATTTTGCTATATCAAATATATATGAATCATATTCTATAGTAGCCCCATCTATAAGATAGAATTGATTATCATTTCCATACAATATATTTTCTAAGGTCAAATCTCCAAAATATTCCGAATTATACAATATTTTTGGTAGTTTGTCAAATATTTGTTCTTTATTAAATGGAAGTAGAGAAAAATCTATATCATTTAATTTATTTTCATATATAGTTGAATAATCTTTGGGTTCTCTATTATTTGAAAGTTTTTCTAGAGTGTTTAAAATAAATTCAACCAGATTTGAAGTAGAATTAAACTTTAGATATGATTTAATGTCTAAACTCGGAATATATTGTATATCCAAAACGTTAGACTCTTTTTTATAAATGTCTGGAACATTAAATCCTAGAGTTTTTAAATGAGACAATCTTTCATAGTTCCTATCAACATTTTCAATTTTTCTAACAAAGATTGAATCATTATCTTTAATAAGAAAAACTTCACTACCAGAAAATCCAGATAACTTCCTTATTATGGTTTCCATCAACTCAAATTTTTTATATATATTCTAGTTGGATTATTAATATCTCTAGGGATTCTTTTTACTATGAACTGGTTTGAATTTATAGCATTTCTTACTCTCTCCTCATCCAATTCAACCATATTGAAACAATTATAAGTATTAAATTCAACAGATTTTGATTTATCGTGAAATTTATTCAAATAAGAAATATACATAAACTCTTCATGGTGATGTAGACTACAAGTATTTCTATATGATTCAAAATATTCCATCATATCTTTAAATATATCAAACCTAAAGAACATTCCATCATGATTTGATTGGAGAGTAAAAAATTCAGCACCTATCTCTTCTTTAAATTTCTGAAACATTGGACTTCCCTCCCAAAAACTAAGATAATCTTGGTTTGGAATTCTCCTTTCATAATATCCAAAATCAAATTTCTTCATGAATTCATAAAATCCATGCCTTACAAATAATTGATTTGATGCCAAAAGTAAAATATGGGTTGCTGTTATTTCAGATTCTTTTATGAAATCAAAGAGTTCTAAGTGTAATGGAATCATTGTTCCAAACTTTTCAACCATTTGTTGTTTTCTATCAACAATAAAAACAGAATTTTGAGTCTTTATATCATCTAAGTTTTCGGTTGATCCATTAGATATTATTATAGCAACATTTTCTTTATTGAATTTTTTTATATTTAAAATAAGATCAAGCAGACATTCCTTATTTTCATAAAAAGTTATTAACACAACCAAATCGTAATTCATTCATTTTACCCAAGATTCATAGTCTTCCCTAACTAAAGAATGCCATGTTCCGTTATGAAGACCTGGTGGAAAAGGATGGTTTACATCTATATATTGAAGATTTTTTCCAACCAATTCATATGCTTTGATATTTGCTTGAAGCATTCGCTCACCAATCAACTCAACTCCAGTTTCATAATATTCATCAATATTTGAAAAAGTATTCATGTATTTTGACATGAATGCTGAATTGGAGAATGCGAATTGATCATTACAAAAATCTTTCTCTGGAGTCATATGACAATTCGGAACATATATTTTATTACTACAGAGTTCCTCAAAAGGAATCTTAATATTCAGAGCAAAATCATATCTGGTTCTTATAACCCAATCATAAACAAAATTATTTTTCGTCTCATACTCATTTTTCAAAATGCTTGATTGACTTATTGAATAAAATGATGAGAGTGTAAATCTGGGGGGATATTTTTCTGGGTTTGGTGTGTTGGTATATTTTCCATCATAAGATTCGTCAAATATATAATCTTCAAATTTATATGATTTTGGATTATATAATTTTAAAATATCATCATTAACATCACTATTCCAAGAATGACAAAAAACATCAATATCATATAAATCTAAAAGATTTTCTTTATAATAATTATATGCTACTTTTAGTCCTCTTGGTTGTCCGGAAAAACATAGCGCAATTTTCATCGTAGAATACTCACAGGATAATTAAGGTGTTCATGAGGAACATTATTATTAATTAGATTTCTCAATAAAACCATATGGGGACAATATCGTTCTTCATTATGTATCATAATATTTTCTTCCCCATACTTCATTCCAAATCTAAGAAACTCATCAAAAGTAGGTTCAAATTTTTTAGAATGTAATTCCTCAAAAACGTCATAAATGAAATAATGTTTTGAATATTTAAATGGAGTTATACAAAAAATATCAGAAATAATATTATATGCCTGTTCAAATGGAGTAGTTACTCTATCAACATTTTGAAATGTAAATACAGGATTAAAGTCAATATCATATCGACAATAAACTAATGTATCATATTCCCCATCAATCAATTCAAAAGCCTTCTTTCTCCCAAAATTCATAGAGGCATGATTTGCCAATTTATCAATGGTTGATTTTTTTGGATTGTTCTTTTTTATATTAGTTTCAATTTCATCAAAAATAGATTTATAATTATTATAATCTTCACTAATAATCTTTTTTGGATTCAATTCTTCAATAATATAATTTGATTCATCATCATTAGTTGACCATAAGTGACAATAGACATCAAGGTTATTCAATGAAATAAATTTTTTGATTTTTTCTTTTGTTCTTGGGAAAGATCTAAATTCCCCAGATAGTACTATACAATTCATTTTACCCAATACCACACATCAACGTCAGTTAAAGAAATTTTCTTTCCAATCTTATTGGCAAATTCTGTTGCTGCTCTATTAACTCCTGCAATTGCTGTAAAATCATGCCCAGCAAAGATACCACCAACCTTTAATTTGGAATAATAATTTTCACAATCTTTACTTAGTTGTTCATAAGTATGAAGTCCATCAATAAAGATAAAGTCAAATTGATCATCATGAAAATCTTCAACCGCATCATCAGAAGTTTTCTTATGAAGAACGAATCGTTCTCCGAATGTTGATAACCGTTTCGTTGCTACATCAAGAGTATCATGTCTTGATACTAAATCATTACCATTCCAATCAATATAATCAGTATATGGGTCAATGCTATGAAGAGTCAATTTTTTTAGAGTATTTAATAAATGAAAAGATGTGTCCCCAACATCACATCCAATCTCCAAACCAATTAGATCTGTTCTACGATCAACCAAATCAACCAGTCCAAATCCAGAACATTTAAACCCAGATTTTGGAAGTTCCATCATTCCATAAGACGTATCAAAAATAAATTCATCAGTCATAATATCCCCTCATTTCAAAAATATAGTATTAAATTTTTCCATTACTGGGTTTGGTTTAAATTCAGACACCAAACTCTTATAATCATAATCATAAACTTCTTTATCTTTTAATTTAAAAAGTTGTTCTCTAATATTATGTATATTGTATAAATTTCCAGTATTCTTCAAAATTTCAACATGATTTTTATCAGTTCCATCTTCCCAAGCAAATACTGGTTTGTTGTGGAACAGAAACTCACAAATTGCCAACCCAAAAGATTCGCCTCCAGATCTAGCATGAAGCATAGCATCACAAGAATTAATAAAATCTGATTTTAATTGGGGATCAATGATAGGATTTAAAAATATAATATTTTGATGATCTATAAATTTTGCGGAGTTTACAAATACAAAAACAAAAGAAGAATCATTATTTACAATATCAAATACAGTCTGCATCACAAAAGGAATATCAAATTGATGGAGTCCACCGTATCGTCCAACAACAATTTTATCTTTTGGAATATTTAATATATCTCTAATATTGTGAACTCTTGTTTCTGGCATATCAACAATATGTGGCACATAATCCACTTTTCCATTAGAAACAGTCTTTGCCAACCAATCGGAGATGTAGGCATATCTATCTCCATGTGGATCAAAAGATTGAAATACCGCATGAATTAGATTTTTTGAAGTCTTAGTGACTAATCCATCATTGAATCCAGCCTTAATAAAATAAGTAGCATCAATGTTTTCCTTTTCACAAATATTATTGAGATCTGCTAGGGAAGAGTATGTAATTACATTATAATTATTTTTTAAATCTTCAAGAACATCTGCTTGAGTTAAAGAATCTTGACTGACTCCAGGATCATAGAAACTTTCCGGATAAACAATTACACTTTCGTTACCTAGAATTTCTTGATTATATTTGGCATAATCTTTTACTGCAATAGTAGTGCCCCTATGACAAATTGTATTTGTTTGAAATGCTACTTTCATTTTAAAACTCCAGAGAACGGATCATATTTTCTGTTGAAAATGTTCCGGAAATGATTTCATTACATCTGCTTTCAAATAATTCAACGTTATTTTCAAATCTGCCTTGATATAGATGATAAACTCCTCCATGAAAATGAGTTCCTACGGCAAATCCTCCATAATTACCAAGATTCCAAACCCCTTCTGTTGAAGGTCTTTCATAGTGTGTTGGATATAATGCTCTATATTTAACGCCCTTTTCTTCTGCTACATAAGAAACTTCTTCGGCAACATCAGATCTTGAATTTTCAGAAAATTGAGGTTTTCCCAATCTTTCATAACAACTCTTCGTAATGAAGAAAAATGCTGGGGCAGCAAAAACATGAGAATATGGCGCAATGTGATTACTACATTGAGCAATTCCAATAAAAGAATCATTGGTTGTGACATACTTAATCGCATTTTCTACAACATTAAAATTTGTAGGTACGCAATCATTATCAAAGAATCCAAAAACATCAGAATCAATTTGATCTAAAACGGCATTCATCCACAATCCATGGGGTGCACCATTCATATTATGATATTGGACATTGAATCCAAAATGATCAGAAACTTTTTTGTTGGATTCTTGTAATCTTTTTCCATTATCCCAATAAAGAGAGTGTATTGAAACTCTCATAATGTTTTTGCCCAATCGTTCAATCTTTTAATAACTTCTTCGGAAGTATGTCCATCCAATTCTGGAGCCTTGTCTAATGTTGGAATATCAATTAACATATTCCAAAAGGTATCTGGAATATGATATGTAATATTGCCGGAAAATAAATTCATCCCAGCAATAAACCATCCATCATATGCAGGTTCATCGTTATGAAGTTTAGATTTCCAAGAAATTGATTTATTACATTTCATTAATGAAATGAATAGTAAAATTCTATGAGCATATAATTGATCAAATGTGTGATATCCATCAGAAATTTGACCTGGATTTTCAATATTAAATGTGATCTTTGGCATTTTGTCTCCATGGGAATTCATTAAATTTTTGTTTCACTTGTTCATTTCCAAATTTGAAAAACTCCGGACTTACAGAACCAACATTCCCCTCTAATCTATAATTTAGAGTATATTCTCCAGTACAATCATATTGTGGAAAATATTGTTCCATTGCCCGATAAAATACTCTGTCTTGTCCCCAACCGCCATGAAACGCATGGCAAATCTTAATTGCTACCTCTGTCTTTAGAGCATAACAATTGGTATCAATATGTTTATAATTTGCGAACGGATTCCATTTACCCAAAGATTCACAATCATCTTTACAAATATATTTTCCAGATTTATCAACAATATTTCTAAGGCAGTATGCCCAGTCTATATTCTTCTTTTCAATAAGATCAATCATTGATTTAACATGATTCTTTTCAAACCAACAATCTTGGTCCAGAAAGAAAACATATTTTGAATTTATTAAATGTGGGATTGAAGCATAAACTCTATGTCCATAGAATCCATTTGCTCCAACATTTTCTGGAATTGTCATTACGACATAATTTCTTTCGGTATGATCTATATCATATAAAATATCAGTGACTTTCTCTTTGTTCTGATATCCATCAATAACAACATATGCCTGAACGTCATAGGACTGATTGAAAACTGATTCCACAGCAGATTTTAACGTTTCGGAACCAGTTGTTGGAATAATAACACTAGATAGTCTCATAAAACTAAAACTCCATAATTTTCTTTTGCGTCTTCAATATGGTCTAGAGTATAGATGACTGCTTTAATACCATAATCTTTAATACATTTCATACATCCAATACAAGGCATTGCTAACCCAGAAATAAAATTATTTTTCCTACAAGAATCATATTTTACTCTAGCAACATATAAAAAAGAATTTTCAAATTTATCAAATCCAATTCTTTTATCAGCATTGAAAATTGCTGAAGTTTCTGCGTGCCAAAATATAGCATCAGCATTCCTTCCATATTTTCTTTGATATGGATGAGTTTTCATTCTATTTACACCATACGAAATAATTCTATTTCTATGAACTAGTGCTGACGCAATCCAAACTTTTGGATGAGATCCAGAATGCGCCAGAACTTTCAAATTATTTAAAATTTTAAGATTTACTTTCATTGAAATAGTTTACACTATGACAATAAAAAAGTCAATATAAATTAAACCTTAAATCCTTCAAATGATTTTTTTGGTTGGTTGAATTTTGAATGTAATGATTGTTGAGGAAGTTTTGGTTCCTGTCCAGAATCAGTTATTTGAGTTTGGGCAGTAGCCTCAACATCATATAATCTCATCTTTGCCCTATCAATACCAACAACAAATCTTTTATTGTGATTCTTATCACCATATCTACTTTTAATTTGCTTAATCATGATTTGACCAAGAGAATCCAATTCCTCAGTGGCAATTAAAGCAACAATCCAATCTGCGGTCATGCTGGTTCCATGAGATTCGGAGACATCTTCCATAGTTGGATCAGAACTTGACCCACCTCCACGATTAAACTGAGATGAACTTAAAATTGGGACTTTATGTTCAACTGCCAATCCCCTCAGTTCTTCGGCGATTGCCTTAACATATGTATAAGAGTTTACCGTTGAATTTGATTTTAATCTTGAAGAACAGCAAATATTCATATAATCAATAACAATAATATCAGGAACAAAATTCTTCTTTAAGTTTAATTCATTTAGAAGAGTTCTAAAATGAACAACTCCAGCAGATGCTGTCGGATATTGTTTAATGATTAATTTACCAACAGTATTATTTCTAATTCTGGCAATTTTCTTATCAAACAAATCCTTTGGCATTGTCATTAGATCATCCATAGAAACATTCATAAGATTAGCATCAACACGTTTGCCGATTTCTTCTTCAGACATTTCCAGAGTAATATATAAAACATTCTTTCCAATTTGGAGATAATGTGAAGTAAAATGACATTTTGTCAAAGTTTTACCAACATTAGTTCCAGAAATCAAAAGATTCAGAGTTCCTTTTGGAAGTCCCCCATTAGTTATCTTATTAAAATATTCAAGATCAAATGGAATCCTTTCTTCTTTTCTATGATAATATTCATATCTTGATTCAAAATCTTCAATGAAATCATGCCCAACACTTTGATCAAAAGATACTGCTAAAGCATCCGACAATATTTGTGGAATAGACCCCTTATCTAAGGATTTGTTTTTACCATCAAGAATTGAAATTGATTCAAGAACTCCATTATAAATTGCCTGATCTTGACAAAACTTTTCTGTCTTATCAACCAACCAATCTTGTTTTGCTAATTCATCTTTTGAAGAATGAATTTCTTCTAAAATCTCAACACTTTTTTTATAATCATCTTCGGAGATGTTATTTTCATTTAATTGAATTATTAAAGATTCAAATGTTGGATTTGTATTATATTGATTTACAAAATCTGAAATTTGCTCATATACCAATCTTTCGGTTCTATCAGAAAAATATTCTGCCTTAATAAAAGGCAGAACTTTTCTAGTATATTCTTCATCATATATTAAATGCTTTAAAATCGCATTTTCAATTCTCATTTTATCTCCAAATTACTGGATTTGTGATTCTTCTTCCGATACTGATTGATTTTGAATCATTATATTAGATAAAACATGTCCAATATGATTCTTAAAATCTTCATTTTCTAAAAGACTATCAAGTCCGTTTGAATCTACAAGGTCAAATTCATACGATAGCATCGCTTCTCCAGATTCTTCATCTTCATTAACATTAACTCTACCATAACGATATACAACCCCTTCAAATTCTCCAGTCAAAAGTTCAACATTAACAATTGTACTTTCTTCTGTTGGATCAACAAATTTAAAATCTACATCTTGTGTTAAATCAATCATTTTCAATGTCCTCGTCTTTTGTGTTAATTTCTGTATTAATTTCCAAATCAATTTCTTCATAAGATATAATAGCACCAGAAGAAATAGAATATCTGTTATATATAGCATCTTTAAAATTATTTGAGTTTAAAATTGAATCCCAAAAATCTTTTGTGTTAGTTTCTTTTAATCTATATTTCTTTTCTTCAACCTCTCCAGTTGTAATATTAACTCTAGAATACCAACCATTTGATGGTTTAGTTACAAATCCCAACTCTAGGGCAATATCAATTAACCCAGAATATTTACTTACTCCATTATCAAATGAAATTGAAATTGGAATCTTGGATTTCTCTCTGACATATCTAGATTTTTCAACATTAATGATGAAATTATATCCAGAAATTTCAGTACCTTCTTTCTCTTGCTGTCTACCAAGAATGTAGATGTTATCAGCAGCATAATATGAGCCAGTGTTATGAGTAACCACCCCATTTTCTAATACATAATGTTCCGCATCTTTAACAGAAATATCATATACTTTTCTTTTACCTATTGCATTTACAGTTTTAATTTGCATCATTTTTCCTTTTACAATTATCATTATGCCATCTTTTTAGATTTCCGGCAATTGTTACAACATCGCAATAAACACATTTATGTTTCAATTCTGGGTTTAATTTTTTAGGGTTGACCCATTCTAATTCACTATAAATCAAACCAATTTCCGATATAGGTGCTCGGATAATTTCCATAGTGTGTATATTTTGCAAATTTGTAAAACAGAGA